CAGACGCTCTTTGTGCGGTATTGCCTAAAATTGATCTTATTGAGGGGCATCGTGTCAGCGTGATTTGCAATGACGGCAGAGTATATGAGGGGTTCGGAGCTGTTCCGTGCATAGGGGAAGATGAGAATGGTGAAGAAACTGATGCGGTATTGCCTTATGAAATGATATGGAAACGAAAATGGGAGGTATCGCTATGAAACGATCGGATTTTCCTGATACCAATGATGAAGAACATAAGAGTTCTCGTTTTTTGCCCTGTGCGTTGCGGTTTCTCTATATCGATGATGACACGCTGCGTCGATTACAGTCGCTGGAGCTTACCAGTTATGAGGGATTTCCTTTGCATCTGGATTGTTGTACTGTGCATGGCGATAGAGCGAAACAGGTTTATTGGATCAATGTTCGTCTGGAAGATTGGGAACAAAATCAAAAATTTCGCAATGCACTGGCAGAAGAATATGGAAGAATGGTAGTGCCGCACATTCGAAATCCTCAGATTCGGGAGTATGTGCTTGTCATGAACGAGAAACCGGTGTATATCTTTTTGCAATACAGCGGCTGGGCAGACGGGTGTTCCGTGAATATCCTGAAAGTGATCTCGGATCATACTGCTAAAAATGAAATCGAGTATCTGAAGCAAGTCATTTCGAAGTGTGCAATGCTGCAATTTTCCGGCGGACCGGAGTATTGGTATCGGGATGACTATGCGGTTTTCATACCGAGCCAGAAATGAATGGACTTGCAAAGATTTTTTCAAAAAAGCTTGACATATAGATAGAATTATGCTATAATGAAAACATCATCATTTGCGGAAGGAGTGTCATATCATGCAGACGAAAGGAACAAAGCAGATTTGCGAAAACCGGCAGGCACGGCATGAATATTTCATTCTGGAACGCTATGAAGCAGGAATTTCTTTGCAGGGGAACGAGGTCAAGTCTATCCGGCAGGGGCATGTGAATCTGAAAGATGCTTGGTGCGATATTTCTGACGGAGAATTGTTTATCAAGGGCATGCATATCACACCCTATGAGAAAGACGGACTGTTCCGGACAGACCCTATGCGGGTGCGGAAATTACTGATGCATCGTCAGGAGATCAACCGTATGTTCGGCAAGGTGAAGCAGGACGGTTTGACATTGGTGCCGCTTTCGCTGTATTTTAAGGATTCCCGCGTGAAAGTACAGGTGGGACTCTGTAAGGGTAAAAAACTGTATGATAAGCGGCAGACGGCTGCAAAACAAGATGCCCAGCGGCAAATTCGCCGTGCAGTAAAGGAACACAACCAGTAAAGATTGGCAGAATGGGGGCGTAACGGTTTCGACGGGGACGATGAAGCATGATAAGCGAGCAGAGATTGTCGCATCTCTTTAAACAGCGGCACGTTTAAAATTAAACGCTAAAAAGAACTTTTCTGTAAGCTTTAACAAGAGCCTGCAGGTAGCTGCCTAAGTCAGCTACTGTCGCCCGTAGGAGTACCACGGCCTACGCTGCGGCATCATTGCAGTGGTGAACGTTCCGGCGGCCTGTTCACACCGCAGGATCGGATTTGAACTACCTTTCTTAGCAGCCTGTTTACCGGCGGTTTTGAAAGGGAATCAATGTAGATAAACTACGCTCGTAGAAAGTTGTGTGGATTTGTTTTCGGACACGAGTTCAATTCTCGTCGCCTCCACCATAACTGCACTTAACCTTTGATACAAAAGGTTAAGTGCTTTTTTTATATCCAAACAGAAAAAGTGCCGAAAATACGCTGGTTTTTGACAAATGCCTGTTCACGTAACGATTCAGTTCGTTGCGTGGACAGGCATTTTTTATTTTCCAGCCACGATTGCTAAAAAGCAATCGTTAAAATTTAAGAGCAATCGTTAAATTTTAGGCAGTAATCGTTAAAAGATTGTAGTTAGGGAGATTGAAACCATGAAAGAGCATCAGAAAGAAAGTGCGTTATACTTGTGCGACCCCAGTAAAAATGTGACTTGCCAAAAGAGCGTTTGCCAGTCACAGTGCGTACTTACAACAAAGGTGGAATATGCGAAAGCAGATGCCGATGGCAGTCCAATTATCGTTTACAAGAATCGAATGGAGGCTTTGAGCAGTATCCTCCCAAAAGAAAATGGAACTGCATCCCACGGGGTTTAACCCTCCCCGAATGCCATAGGTGATTACCTAACAACGCCCGTCGGGAGCGTATCCCGACCCAAGCCTGCCAGCAATCCGTAGACCGTGGATGTAAAGCAACGGTGTCGGCTGACTTTAAAACCGTGCATTGGTGGCTGCACGTTTTCATGACTGGAAAATCATGCTTCCCGTTGCAGATAGCGATTGCAACACGCTTCTGAGTCGTTGAGCGTATCAGCGACATCCAACTTACTTTTCATCTTGAAAAGTAAAATAAATGGTTAGGAGTGAATCACTATGGAGAACAACAAAAGGGTTATTGTGCGGGCTACAGAAAAGTATGAATTTTGCTGCTATCTTTCGGACATGGGAGTAGAGCGAATCTATACGGTACTCGCAGAAAATGAAAAGGATGCTCGTGAACGGTTTCATGAGTTGCTGAATGAGGAACGAGTGGAATTACTCCAAATCAGAAAGGTGGATGAAGAAAGATGAAAGACGGAAATTACTATACCGTTTACGGCTGGATGATTAACCGGCTAAAGCTGAAAGGGACAACTTTACAGCTGTACGCAGTGATCTATGGCTTTTCCGAAAACGGTGAAAATGAGTGCTCCGGCAGTCTTGCCTACCTTGCTGAAACGACTGGATGCACCAAGCAGACGGTTTTGAATGCCCTGAACAAGCTTGAAAAACTGGGGTATATTTTGAAACGTCAGACAAGGGATGATGACGGTGGTTTACGAAATCATTATCGGGTAAATTTAACCGCAATCGAACAGCGTGTTTCTCCACAAAAAGCGGAAAGCGGCTGTGGAAAGAATGTTGAAACAAAGGCTGAAAGGCCTAAAAAATTTACCCAGCCGGTCAAAAAAACGAAATGCCCTCAGCCAAAAAAGAGGAATGCCCCTAGTCAAAAAAACAGACCGTATAATACTACAAGAGAATCAATAGGTTTTGAATTATGTGAGGGGGACGCACGCTCGGAAAAGCAAACATTCGGTGATTTTCAGAATGTTCAGCTGACAGAGAACGAATATGCTCGACTGTCAGAACTGTATGGAACACAATTGCCGCAGACAATCAGCAGCTTATCCAGCTACATGGCATCGACTGGAAAGCACTATCGCAATCATTATGCAACACTGTTTCGATGGTGTCAGCAGGATATTCAGAAAGCAAAAAATCAAGGTCAGCAACACCACAAATATCGAAATCCAGAACGAGCCAGTGAATGGCTATCGGAAAACCGAGAATTCTTAGAGACCCTTAGCGGACTTTACTGAACCTTTGATAAAACAGGGAATGACGAAAGGAATGAATAAAAATGACAACGGAACAGATGCACGTAATTGCAAAAATAACAGATGCCAGAACTTTTGAAAGGCAGCTGGAGCAGACTGTTGAGGAGGCAGCAGAGTTCATTCAAGCAGCTCAGAAAATCAAACGGTATCCTGGAAATTCGTTGCAAATGAATCATCTCGTGGAGGAAACCGGCGATTTGCTGATTACCTTGGAACAAATCCGCATTTACCTTGTCCGAGATGGCTACGGTGATGCACTGAACAGTATGATTGACTATAAGCTGAACCGGGAACTTGGCAGAATGGAACAGGAGCGTAAGGACAATGAAAGCAAGGCTTATCACAATCGGAGAAAGCAAAATCCGTCAAAGGGTTGAGGAAGAATATCAGAAAAAGAAAGATCAGATTTATGAATCGGTAATTCAAGATGTTCTTCCCCAGTTTATGTCCGTTTGTATGGTGGAACTCAATAAAGAGTTCGGATTTGGAGAAAAGCGACTGCGGTCTGTTTTGGATGGCGTAAAAGACCATTTTAAGCTAATGGACGGGGTCGGGATTTTGAACCATCAGTATTCTACGCTAGACTGTCTTACATACTTGCAAGAAAAGTATGGTATTGATTTGGATAAGGAACTGCTGTAATGGCAGAAAGGCGGTTACAACATGAATAGAATCTGTAGACAATGCGGTGCAGAAAAACCACTCTGGGAGTTTGTTGACCGCAGCAAACAAACTGGTGAACGGAGAAAAATTCATCGTGTTTGTGCAGCTTGCAGATCTGAACGTAGCAAAGAACGATACCAGCAGAGACGGAAAGAGGTGCTTTCCTACCAAAAACAGTATCGTGAGAAACTAAAACGTGAGAGAATTGAAACTCCCGTCAGCAGTGACCAAAAGGAAAGCTGTGGTTCCGTGGACGATGGATATGTTCGCTTGGCTGCGGAAATTCTGAGGAGTGAGTTCTCTGCTTATCGGAGAGCATTGGAAAAGTATGACGGAAGTCCGGAATCTATCGGTAGAATTCGGTCGATTGAGCGTGAAATTCTTACGCCGTACTACGCTGCATTGACGATGAATGCTATCGATTTGAAAAGGTACTGCAATGATTTGCGAAAAAAGTATGGCATAGATGGAGGAATAGAAGATTGGGCTGGATAAGCGTGAGAGATTCCCTTCCAATCAATGAAAGGAGCAAAAATAATGAAGATTGAAAAAGAAACAAAGGTTGTCATTTTGCAAAATGGGAACGCAGTGACGGCTACACAGTATGTTAACGGCAAGAAAGTAAACGCAAGCATTGCAAGGTGCTGTCCGGAGGATGCTTTTAATTTTGCCTTTGGTGCAAAATTGGCTTTGGAACGGCTGCTTGATTGTATGGGTTCTGCACCGGAAACTGCTTTTGATTGGGACAAGTTTATTTCCGGTGACGTATGGGTACAGACGAACAGTTCCAACACTGATGCCTTTTTGCAGGTTTGCGAAGAGCATCATTTGACAGATCGAACCGGAGATCGTCCGACAAAGTTGAATGTATTTCGTGACTTTAACAATGCAAGTGAGATTGAAAAAGCGTTGTACGGGATTTTCGGAATGATTCCGAAAGAAAATATCTGGTTTGCAACACGGGATGGAAAATTGCGGTGGGGCAATGAGAAACCAACTGGAGAAATTTTTGAATGGGGACAGGCAGAATGAACGATTGTGTAAACTGCAAATATGCAAACCAGTCCAAAAACACAAGAGTCATCCGGACACCTGCTGCGGTTATTACGCAGAAACAGGGTGGCATTGTTTGCGAGAATACGGGGCAGAAAACAATACAGATAATCGATAATGGATTGCGATGCTCTGGCTTCTGCCGGAAAGAAGCGAAAGGCGGTGAATGAGAAAATGTGTAAGGAAAGAATCGGGCTTCATCCGATGCCGGATAATGTGAATCATCCATTTCACTATCAAGGAAAGTACGAGTGCATTGATGAGATGGTCGCATTGTTTGGCGTGGATGCTGTTCGCCATTTCTGTATGTGCAACGTATATAAATACCGTTTTCGCGCAAGTCGGAAAAATGGACCGGAAGATATAGAAAAGGCGGAGTGGTACATGGGAAAATTGATGGAGTTAAATCAGGAGGTAAAAGAAAGATGATTCTTCATGAGATGTTGGCTAATACCTCATACTACGGACAAGTCCTCATTTATGCAAGAAATGCTTATGACCAGTGTGTAGAAATTTTTCAGGGAAGTGTTGAAAACGCCCGAAAAGACGAATATGTGTGGGATTATCTGACATATGAAGTTGACCAGTGGATATGTGGAAATCACTGGACGTTGATTTATGTCAAGCACTATGCTTATGAAGATAGACTGGAAACTTGTTATTATGATTCAGACAGGTGGACAAGAGAAAATCGCCCTTACAAAAGTTCGTATGAGGTCGAAAAAGAATTGAAGTGCTTAAGCTAAAGAGCTGATTTTATAAAACGCTGCAAAAATCTGAAGAAAGTGGTACATGGAAAAACTAATGGAAATAAAACAGGAGGGAAATCATGAAAAAGCTGATTGTTGAGATTGATGACAAATATGCAGATGCGGTATCAATGTCATTTATCGGAACCAAATGCACCGAATCGGAAGAAATCCACATGACTGTTGCTGCAGTTGCTGTTAAGCATGATGTAACAGCGGTTGCAATTTGCGAAGATGGAAGTTCAGTTGGCTACGAAGGTGATTTGGAAGCCAAAGATCAGCTGTCCATTGAAAAATTGATAAATGCAGTCGGACAGCTGGAAGACTTACGTTGCGACCGTGAGGGCTTTGCAGCTGATTTTGAAGACGAAGAAGATAACGCTTTTCGCCTTGATGTTGCGGCAATTGACACAGCTTTAGCAGCGATAAAGCGGCTGATTGAATTAGAATACGAAAAGGAGTAATTGGAAATGAGCGATGAAACATTAGAACTGCTATGGTCAATGCTTACGAACGAGCAACTTTTGGAACTGCGGGAAAAAGGTGCAATGGATGATCGCACAATGGCATCTTTCAAGACTGAATTGTTTAAGCGGTGTTTGATTCAATTTGATGAAACAGCGGATGCAGTGGCAAAGGCGGTTATGGCGGCATTTATGGAGGGATTGACATGATAAAAATCGAAAATACGGAAGTATACGGCTGGGAAGCAGCCATCCGTGGAATGCGAAATCCGAAAAATTCGTGGGAAAAATCAGACAGTTGTTATTGCAAAGAACCCATAACAGCCAAATGTAACAATTCTGGTTGCTCTCATTGTGGGTGGGCTTGGACTAATCTTGGCAAGAATCCGTTTTGCATTGGCGATAATGATTTGACCTTAATGCAAAAATTAGTCCGAGCAGGAACTGATCATCGGAAATTTATGCGAATGATTACAGTGAGTTGTGATATAATCGCACCTTTCTATTGGTGGAAACAATTTGACACGTACAAAATCGGAACGGTTACCGATTCCTGCTCTACAATGCACAAAATTGCTGAAAAGGAATTTGTATTGAACGATTTTTCATGCGAATATCTGTTTAATGGCACCGAGGAAGGAACAGAGTTTCTCAAAGATTTTATGTACACAATTAAAGCCCTCAATAAAGCACGAGAAAAGTATTTGGAAACCAAAAAGAAGATTTACTGGTGGCAGATGATTCAGATGCTTCCGGAAAGTTATAATCAGCGAAGAACTGTAGTGTTGAACTATGAAGTGCTGCGAAATGCCTGCCAAGCAAGAAAAAATCATAAACTTGATGAGTGGCATGAATTTTGCAAGTGGGCAGAATCACTGCCATACAGTGAACTGATATTGGAGGTGTGAGCAGGTGTATAAGATGAAGTGTCCGAGATGTGGGAAACGTGCCTTTGATATTTCTGTGCTACCTAAAATTCCAGTGATTATTGAACTGAAATGCCCAAACTGCCGGAATATCGTGAAAGTTTCCTGCAGATCCGAGATGTGCATGGCTGATAAGAGATAGATAATATACCGAGCAACGGAGTGATTTGACTACCAAATAGCCGGATAGTATATGAGACGACTGTTTTATATGCTGTTCGGCTATTTTTGTTTCATATACTTGACTTCACTTGAGTTTTTTTGCAAGCTGACTTCTATCAATCAGAAAGGAGTCATGTATATGAAATTTCGTAAAACAAGAACAGCAGCCAGATCCGTTTATATCTATCGCTTTGCAGATGGAACAGTCGCTGTGCTGCATCCGGGAGAACAGGGTGTAAGCACTGAGATCATCGACTTTTTGCACAAGTTGGATGACCGTGAGGTGTATCGTAATCTGAAACAGCGAAAGGTGAAAGAACATTGTGCAAAACCTGTCGATACTGAAGTGGAATCTTTGGAAATCCAGCGTTTGCATGAGGTTGTGTCCAGTCTTACGCTGAAGCAGCAGGATACCTATCGCAGAGTGGTCGTGGAAGGAAACCCTATGACACAGGTAGCAAGAGAAGAAGGCGTATCGGAAACGGCAATTCGGCATCGCATGGCGAAAATCAAAGCCCAAATCAAGAAAAAATTTTGATTTTTCTACTGATAGGGTTCGATTTTATGCTGATTTTTTCGACTGCATTTATGGAAGGAGGTGGTGCATGATGGCGTGTTTCTAAATCCCATCAAAAATGCTAAGAAAGAAGGTCAAAGAAAATGAGTAAAGAACCTACAACATTACTGGATGTGATTCATGTGATCCGTCAGTTGGCAGACAAATTGGAAACTATGGCGGAAACCATGACAGAACGGGAAGTACAGACATTTGAGCAGGTATATCCGCCGGAAGAAGGCAATACGGAGGCTGTACAGAAGCCGGTGTCTGTGAAAGATACGCCGACAGTTTCTATTTCTGAGATTCGAGCGGTACTGGCAGAAAAGTCACGTTCTGGTTTTACAGATTCAGTAAAGGCACTGCTTCAGAAACACGGGGCATCAAAGCTGTCTGGTGTTTCTCCCGAAGAATATGCGTCCTTGTTAGAGGAGGCGAAGCAGATTGAAACTTAACGATCATGCAAGCCGTTTACACGCAGTGCTTTCTGCTTCATCCAGTGCTCGTTGGCTGGCGTGTCCGCCCTCCGCACAGCTTTGTGCGGTTTTACCGGATAAAGTCACTGATTATGCTCGTGAAGGCACGTGTGCTCACGAGTTGGCAGAGTACAAAGTGCAAAAACTGCTTGGCAATCCGGCATCTAATCCCACGGAGAACTTAGACTTCTACGATGCAGAAATGGAGGACTGTACGGACAGCTACGCCCAATACATCGCCGAACAGCTGGCAAATCTGCAAGAACCGATTGTTTTAGTGGAACAGCGTTTGGATTTCAGCCGATATGTTCCCAGCGGTTTTGGCACGGGCGACTGTGTGATTGTTGCAGATGATGTCCTGACTGTCATTGACTTTAAGTATGGTAAGGGCGTAGCAGTATCTGCTGATCACAACTCGCAGATGATGCTGTATGCTCTGGGTGCATTGCAGCTATTTGATGCCCTTTATGACATTGCAGAAATCCGGATGGTGATTTTTCAGCCGAGAATCCAGAGCGTTAGTGAATGCGTTATGCCTATTTCTGAACTGTTGCATTGGGCAGAAACAGAATTGAAAACGAAAGCAGAACTTGCATCCAAAGGCGAGGGAGATTTCTGTGCTGGTGAACACTGTCGGTTTTGTAAAGTGAAGGCAACTTGCCGAAAACGTGCAGAATACAATCTTCAGCTGGCACAGTATGACTTCGCTCCCCCGGAAATGCTGGTGGATACTGAAATCGAGGCAGTATTGGAAAAAGCTGATCAATTGGTTTCATGGGCATCCGATATCAAGGAATATGCTTTGCAGCGAGCAATTTCCGGCAAACAGTGGAATGGGTACAAAGTTGTGGAAGGTCGGTCGAATCGAAAGTATACCGATGAGGCAAAGGTCATTGAAAAAGTCAAGGCTTATGGGAAAAATCCGTACAACGAACCGGAACTGCTGGGAATTACCGCAATGACAAAGCTGCTTGGCGGAAAGAAAAAGTTCGATGAAATTCTTGGGAATTTCACATACAAACCGCCGGGTAAGCCTGCACTTGTACCAATTTCGGACAAGCGTCCGGTTTGGAATTCCGCAGAAAAAGATTTTGAAACAATACAGGAGGAAAAATAAATGGCAAACGAAAGAAAAACAAAAGTGATTACAGGAACTGTGCGTTTGAGTTACGCAAACATCTGGGAACCGAAATCCATCAAAGGTGGTGCCGCAAAGTATAGTGTTTCCTTGCTGATTCCGAAGTCTGATAAGGCAACTCTTGCAAAAATTCAGACTGCAATTGATGCTGCCATTGAAGATGGCATTGGAAAGTTCGGAGGAAAGAAGCCGAGTAAGGCTGCTCTGAAGCTGCCGCTGAGAGATGGCGATGCGGAACGCCCGGAGGATGAAGTGTACAAAGACTGCTATTTTGTCAATGCAAATAGCACCACTCCTCCGCAGATCGTTGACCAGCAGGTACAGCCGATTCTCGATCAGAATGAAGTCTACAGTGGCTGCTATGCAAGAGTTGCGGTAACATTCTATGCGTTTAACAGCAACGGAAATAAGGGCATTGCCTGCGGTTTGGGTAATATTCAGAAGGTACGAGATGGTGAACCGCTTAGTGGACGTACCAATGCTGCTGATGATTTCGATGCTCTTGAAAGTGACGATTTCCTTGATTAACTAAAATGGCAATTTAGTAATAAGGATGGTGAGAAAAATGGGGCAATTCTTTCCGTTGTTATTGCGGTTTTTTGGTGCATTTCAATGTTTTGTTGGGCAGCAATTTTCGTTGCTGCACTGATTGATCGTTTCAAGAATCACAAGTAAGCAAAAATGTCGGGTGGGCGACTGACGGAGTATCCGTTCGGGTGGGTAATAGGTGTAACAATGCAAAAATTGATGATTGACTTAGAAACAAAAAGTGATGTGGATATTACAAAAGCCGGGGTTTACCGCTATGCGGATTCCCCGTATTTTGATATTCTGCTTTTTGCGTACTCCGTAGACGATGCCCCGGTGCAAGTGGTTGACCTTGCCTGCGGCGAGCGGCTGCCAGAAGAAATCCTAAATGCCCTAACCGATGACCGCATCCAGAAGCACGCCTTCAACGCCAGCTTTGAACGGGTATGCCTGTCGGTCTGGCTGCGGCGAAACTACCCAGAACATTTCGTCTCCTACGGCTCACCAGAGGATGCCTGCGGCAACTATCTCAGCCCGAAAGCATGGCGGTGTACGATGGTGGCAGCTGCCTATCTGGGCTTGCCGCTGAGCCTTGCCAGCGTGGGAGCAGTTCTACAGTTACAGCAACAAAAAATGTCCGATGGCAAAGCCCTAATTCGCTATTTCTGCGTACCGTATGATCATGTAAACGGCATTCCGGTGTTTCATGCCCCTGCCGATGCTCCGGAGAAATGGAACGTCTTTCAGGCATACAACCAACGGGATGTGGAGACGGAACAAGCGATTGAACAAAAAATTGCTCGGTTTCCTGTGCCGGAATTTGTCTGGCGAGAGTACGATCTTGACCAGTCCATCAACGATCGAGGAGTACAACTGGATTTACAGTTGGTGCAACAGGCAATCCGCATGGACTCGCTCACGAAAGACAAGCTGCTGCATCAACTGAAAGATCTGACCGACTTGGACAATCCGAACTCTGTTCAGCAAATGAAACAATGGCTGGCAGAACACGGACTGGAGTTAGAATCGTTGGGCAAAAAAGAAGTACAGGAACAGCTGAAAAACGCTTCGCCGGACTTGCGAACCGTGTTGTTACTGCGACAACAAGTATCAAAATCCTCGGTCAAAAAATATCAGGCTATGCAGAACGCCGTCTGCTCGGATGGTCGTGCAAGAGGAATGTTTCAGTTCTACGGAGCGAACCGTACGGGGCGCGAGGCTGGTCGTATCATTCAGCTGCAAAACCTGCCACAGAATCATCTTCCCGATTTGGAAGATGCACGGAAGCTTGTGAAGTCTGGTGATTTAGAGGCGGTAGAACTGCTGTATGAAGATGTTCCGGACACGCTCTCACAGCTGATTCGGACGGCGTTCGTGCCAAAGCCCGGCTACAAATTCCTCGTGGCAGATTTCTCGGCGATTGAAGCAAGAGTGATTGCGTGGCTTGCCGGTGAAACGTGGCGAATGCAGGCGTTCGCAGAGGGCAAGGACATCTACTGTGCATCAGCATCTAAGATTTTCGGTGTGCCAGTAGTCAAGCATGGCATCAACGGGCATCTTCGGCAGAAAGGCAAGGTCGCAGAATTGGCTTGCATCGCAGAAGGACAATTGGTGCTTACCGATCATGGGCTGATTCCGATTGAGAAAGTGACTACAGATGACCTCTTGTGGGATGGAGAACAATGGGTACACCATGAAGGTGTCATTTACAAGGGCAAACGTGAGGTGATTACTTATGAAGGACTTACAGCAACCCCAGATCATCTCGTATGGATCGAAGGGCAATCACGGCCGATACAGTTTGGAATCGCCGCCTCCTGCGGCTCACATCTCGTACAAACCGGAGATGGTGGGAAATCAATACGGCTGGGTGAAAATTATCAGTGCGGAAAAACGCTGGAGCAAAACATGGAACCGTTGCTATGTGTTGACCGAATGCACCGGATGCAACTCGAAGCAGTGGACGCTACTTTCCAACCTTACATCAGGAAAATCAAATGGTTGTCAGAGATGTTCTCAGCCCAGAAAAATTCCGCTCTGGCTCGAAAAAAGACTAACCGCAGCAAAGCAACGCTGCGAAAACCCAAAAGATGCAGGATATTCCAATTACGGTGCAAGAGGGATTCGGTTCGATTTTCCTTCTGTGACAGCGGCAGGTTTGTATCTGATAAACAAGTTTGGCATACCAGAACAGGCAATGGAAATCGACAGGATCGACGACAATGGAAACTATGCTCCGGAAAATCTCAGGTTTGTTACTCATACAGAAAACAATTTGAACAAGCGGACGACCGTCTTAACACAATTCGTCCAAAGTTACTGGCCTTATGCGTACAGTACCACTATTCGAAAATTATCCAGCGGGATGACACGAGAAGAAATTATTCAGGATGCCGAAAATGCCGTTGCGGAGAAAAGAAAATGCTGGAGACTCATAGCCGCACGGCTCGACTTTATGACATACAAAATGCCGGAAGACATCATCGTTTTACCGTATCGGGAAAACTTGTCCACAACTGCGGCTACGGCGGCTCGGTCGGAGCAATGAAAGCCATGGGCGGATCGGAAATGTCCGATGCAGAACTGAAGCAAATTGTGACGGACTGGCGAACTGCTTCTCCACACATTGTACAATTGTGGTGGGACGTAGAAAATGCTGCCATCAAAGCTGTGCGGGATAAAACCGAAACAGAGACCCACGGCATTCACTTCTCTTATGAATCTGGTTTTCTGTTTATCAAGCTGCTGTCTGGCAGACGGTTGGCATATGTCAAGCCACGCATCGGTGAAAATCGCTTCGGCGGTGAGTCCGTTACCTATATGGGAATCGGCAATCAGAAGAAGTGGGAACGCTTGGAAACTTACTCCGGCAAGCTGGTCGAAAACATTGTTCAGGCAACCGCACGGGATCTGCTCTTCTATTCCATGCAGACACTATCGCAATACTTCATTGTCGGTCATATTCACGATGAAATGATCATCGAATGCCCGAAAGATATAAAGCTGGATGAGATCTGTCAGCAGATGGCGATAACGCCAGACTGGGCAAAGGGACTGTTGCTTCGGGCAGACGGATATGAATGCAGCTTTTA